ATAATAATCCCTCACGTTCTACCGGCTGTTGCTGATAAAGACAGTTGTAAGAAATTTCATCCATGGATTCTTTAGCATCATTGAAATATTTCTCTGAGAATCCATTTACCGTAAATAGGAAATTACTTTTGCCGTTCTCATCAAGAGCCGGTACTGCAATAAACCTTGCCCGTGGGTTTCCAGCATATAGTTGTTGCAGTTTTCCGATAGGGTCATGTACTGACCATCTGGTGGCAATATAAAACTCTTTGCATCCCTCAAGTCTACGGGAACGCAAGTCATTTACCACTTTTGTCCATAAGGTATCAAGTCGGTTCTTATTCAAAGCTTCCTCGATACCAGACACAAGGTCATCGGCAGTAAGAAATCTATTGCATCTAGTGGCACCAGTCAAAGAGCCATCAATAGAGCGAAATGTCCATGTCTTAAATCGTCCGTTTCTTTCGAGATTGACTGTAGTTTCCTTTGCATTTGTTCCTTGGATTTCTACGTTAGGAAACATCTCATGCCACGTGTATTCCACGGGATCATTGATAATTTCCAGAACACCATCATAAAGGGAACGTGTCAGAATGCTACTGTGTGCCGAAGACAGGTTAAAGTCATTCGGGAACCATCCACCTACCAATGATAAAAAGAAATCTTCCAGAGTGCTCTTGCCACAACCCGGAGGTACGCTTAATGCAAATATATCTAATTTGTCATCCATCAGGTCTTGCAGTGAACCTATGATGTTATGCTGTAAGAACACATTTCTTCGTGGTTCGTAGAATCGTTCTTTCGGGATTCGGTTCTTTTCAAGGTAAAGAAGCCCGCTGTCAACCTGATAGTTCTGTGCTTCCAATAATAAATACTGCCAGTAAATATCATCAAAATTACCGCTTCCAGTCAGTGCCGCGTTTCTTGCCGCAGTTGTATGAGCGTACCGACTGACTTTCATTGCCATATTCCGTGCATCTGGATTATCCTTGAAAGGAAGGTCAATATTCATATTCAAAAGTAAATCAAGGCAGTCCTTCTGATTTTGACAGACCGTCATATCATCATTAATGATTTGATTTAAAATTGCCCGATACCATTCAATCGAACCTTCTGTGAATTTTTGCATAAAAATAGAGCCAGACCTCCTTTCTTTTTAGGATTTAGTCTGGCTCTCATGTGGCTCTTTGACTGTTATTCACTTGCTTTGAAGTTATATATAGGTTTGATAATTACTGCACAGCAAGAGCCGTCGTATTTAACTGTTGCAACACCTTCTCCTTTAAGTACCCATTCCATGCCCGGATGCACTTTCGGAAGAACCTTTACAACCTTATGGTCTTTAAATTCTCGCTCAAATAATGTTGGTATCTTTTTCATTTACTCACCTCACAATACTTCTAAGTGAATCCCACCACTCATCTTTTTCTTTTATATCTTCTTCTCGTTTATATTGAATTTTTATTTTATATAGTCCAGAATCAGATACGTGTGGCTCAACATGTAAGAATTTGAATTTCTTTTTAAGATATCCTATTTCAAAAACACATTCTTTTGGAAAAACAGTATAAAGTGTGACAAATTCTACAAAAATAATTCTCTTATCTTTTTCATGGTACACATCAATATTTGCCAACGCATCGACAACTTTTTTGTCTTTAGCAAAAATCTTTATTGGAAAATTTACTACAAAATATTTGCTCATACATTAACCTCAATCTGGAATACCTAATTGTTTGTAAGTAAATACCGCTGTATATTTCTTTCCGCATTTGCAGCAAGTTTCTGTAATAGTGCAAGTTTTTTCTTTGTCATTACATTTCGATTCTGTATCAGAACTTTTGAACTTGCATCCACCTGTCAAAATACATTTAATCCGTTTTGTGTTCATCTTGTTCTCCTTGCAAAATTTTTCTGATGCAATCCTCAACAAGTATAAAGTCTTTATATGACATACGCATCTCGCAATTGTAAAAATGCTTTCCAATTTCATTTACAATTAATTTATAAATTCTAAACTTGGTTTCTTCCGAAAGTTCGTCCAGTTCCACAGGTTTAGTCTTTTGAAGTTCTTCCGCATCGCTGGCAACTGTTTTAATAACATCTTCATCAGGCACCTTTATAGAATCAATAGCTTTAACAATGTCCGAAGTGTTTTTCGGATATATCCCGAAAAATCCGCTGTCCATTCCTTTGAAAAATTCTTCTGGACTTACATCTGGATTATACAAAGGTAATTTCCGATATATTGCGAAGTATTTCTCTTTTTCCTCAGGAGTAAATACTTCTAATGCGGAGAATCCGCTTCGTTTTCGAAATACATCACATATATCTGGTGTTGGAAACGAGAACGGAACATGGAAATATTTTGTAAAAATCCCACAAGAAAGAAATCTGCGACTACCATTGGTTTCAATTTTTGAGTATGCACAATCATAACAAGTACTCATACATTCACCTCAAACTCTTTCTTGCAGTTGCTACCCTTGCATTTCAATTTAAGATGCCGAATTTTTGTCTCTGGGCTAATTAGAAGTGCTTTCTTTTCACAAAAAGGACAGCAATACCACAACTTGCCATTGATGTTCTTTATTAATGCCCGTCCGTCCCACGGCTCCGGTGGATTCATTACCTGAGAAAAATCTATCCCCTCAGATTCAAATGCTGATTTGATGCTCACGTTAATCTCCTATTCTTTTTATGTTTAATACCTTTATGTTTCCGTTTGAGATAAATCCTCATTTTACTTTTTACGTTCTTGCTGAATTGATTGTTGAATTTTCTTTTTCTCTTTCTCCCGGCAATCTGCCTTATTTTATGTTTTCCATGCATTTTAAGATAATTATTACAATACGGAACAATGCACATATCGTTCATTAACGGAGAAAAATATTTTTTTGGTACAGTTTCTATCCAAGGAATATTACGTAGATGCAAATTGTTTTTCACGCTTTCTCACTCCTTTTCGTCCTGCAATTCTGCGTATCATAGGTTCTCCGTGCATTTTACGGTCATTGTTGGTTAAGTAAATTCCAAACACCAATTCATATAGTCTTCTTCTGTCATACGGGCTTATAAAGAAAGGAATGTCAACTTTAAATTTATTTTTGTGTCCAAATAAATCTGGCATATGTTCGTTATTCTCCGAAGAATTATCTGATATATCTTCTATTTCAGAAAGTTCTTGCAAGCTGTCGCTCTGTTCTCCAATGTAAAAACAAGGATTATTTTTCTCCCCCATATAAACTCACCCCATGAATCTTTCTCAGAGTTGCATATCGGTCAACAAGTACGTCCAACGCAGTCTGAAGCTGATTGATTGTAATGCAATCGTCCTGATGCCGTCTGTGATATTTTGCGATTTCTACAGATTCGTCGTAAAATGGTGTATCTGCCTTTTCGTACACCTGTCTTTTTAACTCGTTATTATAAGCACGCATATTATCCAGTTTAGCCTGAAGCTCATTGATTTTCTTATTTTTGTTCAGAATTTCATGTTGCTTTGCTTCGCTCTCATCAGCCAACCGAACAACTTCTTCTTTTAACTGATCTACAGTCCAATTTTTCAAATCTTCAATTCTCATGGCATCCTCCCTCAAATCTTGGTAAATATTTCCATGTCGTAGTTATCCCGGATAGCGGACACATTCTTCTGTTCAATAAATCATATGTCATAATTTACTACTTTCCTCCCTATGTTTCATCTGACACTCGATCATATTTGCTATATTCTCACGTTCCTGTTTTATTCCATGTCCTTGCCGGAACAATTCACATTCAAGGATTTTGCCGCACTTAGAACATTCATCTTTGATTTCTTTGCCTGCTATTCGCATTTCCATCCATCCTGTACCATTCTAGGTTCGTATTTTTTCTCAGTGTATCCTTCGCCATTGCATAAGTCGCAAGTGACTTTTATTTCTTTGTAATCATCGCAACATTCCCAGTATTGTGCGCGATTTACTCTTTCAATAATAGTTCCACTTCCGCCGCATTTCGGGCATCTATGAATTCTATTTCCTTGTATTAGACTTACAAGGTCATTAAGAGTCGTTTCTCCACCGTATACATTTCTCAGACGTATCACTTCATGAATTTTCATTCTTTACACCCTCCCAACATTCACAACTGTCATCCCAGCATCTGAAATCTGCACAATGTTCGCTTTCACCATTACAGCAGACTCCTTCTTCCAGTGCGTACCATTTACATGTACAACAATAATCTTTTTCTTTTTACAATCCACCTCGTTAAACAAAAATTCCAGTACACGGACTTGAACCGTAACTAGCCACCCAACGTGGAGTACTGGAAACCAAACCATACTTTAGGAGTAATTTATTCCTACGATGGCAATTCGTAGGAGTTGAAAAGGGAAGATTCGAACTTCCATGTACATCCCATGTCCAAAGACACATGCTCACCCCATTACGATGTACTATCCTCTGCGTCTGCCTTTCTATTGTATCAGATTCATCACTGTCAATAGTTCCGCCACTTTTCAATCAGAGCATTATCACTCAATGCATCAAACGTCCATATAGGAGGGGATTTCCACCCTTTTACTCTCATGCCGCCGGCTAAGGTCACCTAAGTTGTGGGTTCAAACCTATGCTACCACAATAGCGTCTACGTATTCCGCCACTATATGGAATCGGAAAGGCAGGAATCGAACCTGCGACACATAGCTTACAAGGCCATTGCTCTACCACTGAGCTACATTCCATCATGCTTTTCGGTCCGGACACCAGACAACAGGATAAGCAATAACCTTTTTCTCATGAGATAAATTCAGCCGAATCATAGACCGCCTGTATACAGACAGCATAATTCCGACCAAATTAATTGCAGGAGACGGATTTGAACCGCCGTTCTCAAGGATATGAACCTTGCGAGATTCCGCTTCTCTACCCTGCCTTGTGTGGATTTTCAGCGTATTTGTACCGGCAATCCACAAGCCGACTGTTTCTTACATCTCGGACAGCTTCCTCATATCCAATATTTACAGATTGGATAATGGGAGAATGCGGAGTTGAACCGTCCTGGTACTGTTAATCAGCCCTCTGCCCCTTATGGTATTATTCCCCCAGAACCCGGAGATTGTTCCGGGTTAGCAATGATTTTTTCGTGTTATGCGTTCCACTAGGCAATTTTTCATAACTTGGACTATCGTATTTTTGCCAACCTGACGGCTTTTTGGTAACCGTGGTATGCTCCACGGAGTTGTTTCGTATTGGATAATTATGCCTATCTGTGTCTCTTAAAAACTTCCTTATTCAGTGTGCGCTGCACTAAATTCTTTGAACTCAGAGACATTTCTGACCGGTAGCTTTTCGCCATACGAGCAATGCCGTATCATTCCCATTGATAGCAAAAATCCAATCGCTCAATCAGAAGTTTTTTCTGCTTACATATCGGATAAGCAGCATTCAAGGAAGAAATGGAAATTCTGAGATTCGAACTCAGGACTTCCCGGTTATGAGCCGGACGTTCTAACCGCTGAACTAAATTTCCTGAGTAGAAGCAGTATCCCGGATTGCAGATTTTGAGTTGATTTGCTTCTACTGTTGCGGTTCTTTGCCACCAGCCGCAACAAAGGTCATGGCAAAATAGAGTACCTCGTTTTTACGAGGATTCCCATCCGGGACATTTGAAGCCCCTTTAATCAGCTCCGTTGAGCTAGATGGGTTTTCGTCGGAGGGTCTATGTAAAATAAACCATTGCCAGGTACATGCGCAACCTAGCAAGCTGGGCTAGTGGGATTCGAACCCGCGAATACAGCAGTCAAAGTGCTGTGCCTTACCACTTGGCGATAGCCCTAGAATCTTTCTCCCACTCCGCACCATTACAAAAGCAGGAGAAAGAATTGAATGTGTGATAATATTTTTATTATATGCTCTACAATTGCAACACAACTTATGTGAAGAATTCAGCGTTTAAATGACTAAGTTGTTCTCTTTTTTTGTAGAGTCATATTTGCTAAATCGGATGTCTCGATCGTTTGCTTGCGTACCGCTCCACTACCGGACAAGCGTATCCTTTCGGTTTAATTATAGGTTTAACCCGTTCTATGATAAAAAACGGAATAATCCTCATAGGAATTGCAATCAGCATGTATTTACCTCGCAGTGCAAATCAAAACTGTATTAAGTATCATTCCTGCTTCCATCATCAAGAAGAATGCTGTGGAAAATTGATTGCCTTTGTAATCCCGGCTCATTAAAAATGCAGCTAATGTAGTAAATATCAGAATATTAATTGCTACTGCGATAATGGTTAATGGTAATCTCATTTTTCCTCTCCAATCATAAAATCAAGCATCTTGCCTGCAATCTCTTCTTCTGGCTCAAATGGCAAGCCACAATAATTATAACGCTCTAAAGCCGATTTTAGGCTTGCTTTGAATCCGGCATAAATTTCTCCGTGCTGTAACAGTTCGTGCCTTAAAACTGAAATTGCATCAGTAATTGATTGAGAAGTGAAACTAATTTGTGCCAAGCACTCCATTTCAATATCCGGTTCTGCCATCATCTCGAATACAAATGTCGGAACCTCGTCAACAGCAACATGAAAATCCACTGATTTCACTCTTGGGACTTTATTCCCATCAATAAAACACTGCGTCCCTCTCCAATCATACGGACTCGGATTTACAATTTTCACAACAGGCATCTTTGAATCCCCTTTCCTGCGCTTTGCAATACGTCAGAAGATGGTCTGCAATCTCCTGAAGCTGATTTGTGTCGTATTTTGCGAAGGTCTGTGATCCTTTATTCCGTAATGGTGATAACGGACCGAAATTGTCAGGTTCAACAGTTATCGTTGCATTAATCAGCATGGACGCCACGTCAATTGGTTCGTCTGGAAGCGATGCATCTTCTTTCTTTTCTGATTTTGTTTCCGCTTCAACATCATTTCCTTTTAATTCGACTTTTTCCCAAGTATTGCCAAAATCTCTGGTGTACCAGAGATTTTCTCCCTGAACTTTTATCATATTTTCTCTTTTTTCGAATTTCTCATCAGATCCGGCATAAATTTCAAGATATGTATTATCTTCATGCGTTTCGAAAAAAATGTAATATCTTTTCATGCTTCCTCTACCTCCCCAAAATATTTCTTGTACAATTCATAATCGTTTTTCCCGAGTAAGTCTTTGACTGTATATTTTTCCTCTATACGAAGATCGCTATATGTAGTAAATACTTTTATATCCCGAATGCAGATTCGCTCGCCCTCAGAAATTTTACCACTAACACGTTCCGTATCTTCATCAGCAGAAAACCATCTTCCGTTTTTTGTCAAAAAATAAGTTCTGCATCTTGATATACCAAAACAACTACAATTTACGCTTGTTGGATCACTAAAAACCTTTTCTGCTTTTGATGTGTCGTATAACCTACCGTCTTCCAGAACGGATTTCTTGTGGTTTGTTATCTCAATCTCGTTATTTAAGATAATCTTATCTGAAAGATTCTGACTTTCATCCTGTACGACCAAGCCGCCTTTTTTATTTTTTAAGAATTTTTCAAGTATCGACATTTGTCTACATTCTCCGAAAATATTCTGCCAGGGCTTCCCTTGTGATCTGTGATATACTTTTGCCGGTTCGGTTCTTCTCAGCTATGAGTCTTTGTTCCAGTTGGTACGGCAACCGGATTCTGATTGATTCACCTTCGAGTTTATTATTTCTCATAAGCAGTGTCCTTAACTAACAATCTCAATCGGGCATCCAAGTTGTTTTTCCAACTCGGCAATAGTAATCTTTCTTGGTTTCATTACATCAACATCAACACGCTGAATAATGCCTTCTGGAGCTTTCGCAAGTCCTTTGCCAGAAAATTTATCTATTCCCTCATTTGCAAATATGCTTAAATGCTCATATCCATAAGCTCTGCACCATCTTGTAGCTGAATCAACAATTTTTCTTAATTCCGTTTCAGGATCACCAAACAAATCCGTGTAAGAAATAGCCTGGTCAAATTCTGCATGGCTTATCGTTGCTGGAATTAAAATCTGCTTATATGGACTTCCGATAAATCTAAAGAATCTGTTAGTAATTAAAGCTTTTTCGCCTTTTGGTAATCCAAACCCTTGTGCCACAGCTTTTTTAAGTAACTGTTCTGATTCTAAATCACTTTTTGTAGTAATAGTCTTGTTTGTAAAATCAATCATCCTTTTCCTCCCCTAAGATTTTGTATAATGTTCCTCTGGAAACTCCAATGATCTCAGCGAATTGAATTTTTGTAATCTCACCATTCTGCCATCTGGCTTTAGTATCTTCAAAGAGTTTTTTGTCAATCTCTTTCTTTGCACGTCCTTTATACTTGCCCCGAGCTTTTGCAATTGCAATACCTTCTTTCTGACGCTGACGGATATTTTCCCTTTCTCTTTGTGCTACATATGAAAGAAGCTGCAAAACAATATCTGCGATCAGGGTTCCCGTCAAATCCTTGTTCTGTGAAGTATTGAGCAATGGCATATCTTGTACAATAATATCTGCTTCAATCTCTTTTGTGATTTTTCTCCATTCAGTAATAATCTCTTCATAGTTTCTTCCAAGTCGGTCAATCGAATGAATTACCAGCACATCTCCTTTATGCAGTTCTGAAATCATCTTCTGGTACTCAGGACGGTTAAAGTCTTTGCCGGATTTCTTGTCCATGTAAATTCTATCAACTCCATCTTCTCTCAGTGCTTCCATCTGTCTTGCTTCATTCTGATCTACTGTTGATACTCTTGCATATCCTATCTTCATATATACACGCCCCCGTTTCTTTATGGTTTAATTATACACCATAGGGTGTGCTATATCAATAGTAAAATACACGTTTAAGTGAATTTTGTTTGATTTTTATAACATTTGCGTTTATTATGTAGATAGGAGGTGTTGTCATGGTATCTCAAAAAGTTAAGCAAATCATGAAGCTGAAGAAAATAACAAATGTTCAAGTGGCTGAGCATCTAGGTACTTCGCCACAAGCACTTGCAAACAAGTTTTCCAGAGAAACGCTTTCTGCAAATGAGCTTATTGCAATTCTGGATTTTCTTGGATGTCAGATTGCCGTTGAAGCAATCCCAGATGTTATCGTGAAATTTAATAGTGACGATTTGAAAAGGGAGCCGTAATGGTTCTCTTTTTTTATGCTCTAATCAGGCCTTGTCATTGAATATCTTGACTACCATTTTGGTACCCGAGGCCTGTCGCTACATCTATACCAGCAAACTACGGATTACCGTCTGTTATTACAGTTCTTACATTTCCAAATTCAGGATTGCTAAAAATTATCATTTCATTCATTCTTCATACCTACCTTTTCTGGTATTGCCTTTTGTTTTGGCAGAGAAACCATTAAGGCTTACGGCTTGTCGTGTTGCAACCACTATCTCTGCCATGTTGGGGGTTTGTTATTAAAAGGGCGTTTTTTAAAATTTCGGGTGGTCGGGGCACTCATTAGGCCGTTCGGGGCGTCCATATACACCCCCTCCCGGGTCTGTTCCTGGTGACGCTGACCGGGCAACCCTTTGCCCCATGGGTTCCCGTTGTCCCGGTCTTAACGCTGTTTTTCGGATGCCTTCGGCAGTAGCCAAGGAGAATTTCTATGCTTTTCTTCGTCATATTGCACAACTTTTCACGTTTCCGCATGTGTGCATTATGAGTACACCCTAAAAGGACATTGAGTATTGCTATATATTGTGTACTAATCACAGAGAACACAACATATTGTTACAACTCCGGCTTTTCCATCTCCGGAAGTTCCAGAACGTCCTTGTACTTATCCGCAATCTGCTGCGCTGTCTGCTTTGGCTTTCCGTTGTTCTCTTCTGCGCTCCGTCCGTTTGGTGCGTTCCATCCGAATTTAGAATTAAGTTTCATTGCCACGCCTGTGTTATTCTTATCGCTGATTCCAATGTTCGCAAGTGAGTGTTCGTCATTCGCATTTAATTTTTTGATTAGGTCAAGGTGTGCTGTGCTTGCTATCTCCCTATACTCCCCTCTCTTATTCA